GAGGAAATGCTTCTTTCCAGTCTCGATGGCGACCTCCTGACGCTGCGGATGTTCCTGGGGAACGGCGGCTACGAGACCCTGAACAGCTTCTCGGCCGATGCGCCAGAGCAGGTGGACCCCAAGTACATCCGGTTCCTGCACGAGATGAAGGTATCCTTTGAGACCGAGCGGCATTTCTACTGCCATGCCGGGGTGAAGCCAGGTGTTCCGCTCAGCGAACAGAAGGAGCAAGACCTGCTCTGGATCAGGGATGAGTTCCTGCGTCACAAGGGGCCGTTCGAGAAGTACATTGTCCACGGGCATACGCCCGACGATAGAATGAGAATAGGTCCCTATCGCACCAACGTAGACAGCGGCTGCGTCTTCACTGGAACGCTCTCCTGTGCCGTTATCGAGGACGGTACTGACTTGCCCTTGGATGAGATAACAGTGTCCATCTGAAACTAAAGTTTTCCGCGTTTGCGCGGAGTGGAGGGCGGCATGATTATGCCGCCATTTTGTTTCTCGCCAAATCCATCCTTTTGTGCGCCGAACACTAAATATCTCCAACAAAGTTTTTCAAGGAGATATTAGGATGGCGACACTCGTCTCACCCGGCGTCGATGTACAAATTATCGATGAAAGTTTTTACGCTTCCGCTGGCGCCGGTACAGTTCCTCTGATCGTCATGGCCACGGCGGCCAACAAGCTGTCTCCGTCCGGTACTGGTTATGCGCCGTACTCGATGCCGGAGAATGCGGGAAAGCTGTTCCTGGCCACTTCTCAGCGCGAGCTTGTTCAGAACTTCGGCAACCCGCACTTCTATTCGGTTCAGGGTACGCAGATTCACGGCCACGAGCTCAACGAGTACGGACTGCACGCGGCTTATACCTACCTCGGGTACAGCAACCGCTGCTACGTCCTGCGCGCCGACATCGACCTCGCCCAGCTTGAGCCGTCCGACACTCCGCCGCGCGGAATGCCGATCCCCGGCACGTACTGGCTCGACCTCTCGGAGACGACGTTCGGCGTCTTCCAGAACAACGGAAACGCCAACCCTGGTTTTGCCTGGGAGGCCCAGAAGGTCATCGCCTGCACCGAGTTCGATGTCGAGGAGGTTGACGGACAGGATCGACCGCTGCCGTCCATCGGTCAGAACGGCGATTTCGCCGTTGTCACATCGGTCTCGAACAACCTGATTTTCGAGAAGATCGCCGGTGAGTGGTACGAAATCGGTTCGGCCGCCTGGAAGGCCGCTCGGCCGACCTCTGTCGTCGGAGCCGCCAACCCGCCCGTCGTCACCAGCGGCGATCAGATCATCATCAACGGCGCCACGGTCACACTCTCCGATGGTTCGCTGCCGGGTATCCGCGACGCGATCATCTCGGCGAGCATCCCCAACATCACCGCTCTCATTGAGGCCGGTCGCCTCGTCATCCGCAACGTCGCTGGTGGAAACATCTCCATCGAGAACCGAACCGGAACTCCGCTCGCCACCCTTGGCATCGAGCCGGGAACATATCGCGGCGTTCAGGTCGTTCGCACGGCCGACGCCCAGTACCCGGCCGGTTACTCCGAGGGTAGCGTCTGGGTTAAGGGAACGTCCCCGAACAAGGGTGCAAACTGGGTCGTGAAGTTCTTCTCGTCCGCGACCTACTCCTGGACGAACGTCGCCGCACCGTTCCTGCCGTTCGACTCGATGGCGCCCGAGACCAATCCTAACAAGGATGCCGCCGCCAGAAGCCGCTTCGGTACCCCTGCCGCTGGCACCATCTACGTTGGTTTCGACCAGGCGACCGGCGTTCAGCAGCTGCGCCGCTTCGACGGCACGCGCTGGAACCCGCTCGACTATGTGGCGTCGTTCGAAGCTCCGACTGAGGAGCCCGAGGACGGCCGCCTCTGGTACAATACCGACTTGCGCGTTGATATCATGGTTGGCGACGGCAACACTTGGATTGCCTACCGCCGCTACTATCCGGAGACCGACCCGAAGGGTGTCATCCTGATGGGCTCGCAGCCCATCATGCAGTCGGACGGTACGCCCCTGGAGGACAACGATCTCTGGATCGACACGTCCGATACCGAGAACTATCCGGCCCTATATCGCTACGACAAGTCGTCGCTGCGTTGGCGCCGCGTCGATATCACCGACCAGACCACGCCGTTTGGCATCATTTTCGCTGACGCCCGCGCCGACTCCGGTGTTCCGTTTGAGGGCGAGCCGCTCCCGCACGTCGGTGGCTTCCGCTATCGATCGGAGCGTATCGAGGACATGCTTGACTCGGACTACGTCGATCCGGACGCGCCTGATCCGCGCCTGTATCCGGCTGGCATGCTCCTCTTCAATACGCGCTACTCGACCTACAACGTCAAGGTCTGGCGTCCTCGGTACTTTGAAGACGGAAACTTCGACCCGAACACCAACTACCTGCACCACTCCTACACGGTGGGTGACCCGAACTATGTCTTCCCGCCAGTCGAGAATGCGGGTCGATGGGTCACGGCTTCAGGCAACCGCCTGGACGGGTCGCCGTACATGGGACGCAAGGCGCAGCGCAAAGTCATCGTCGAGGCCATGGCGGCGGCGATAAACCAGAACGAGGACCTTCGCTCGGAGCTTGTCTACTTCAACCTCATGGCCGCTCCGGGCTATCCAGAGCTCACTGACGAGCTCGTGGCTTTGAACCAGCAGCAGAAGGAAATCTCCTTCATCATCGCTGACACACCGTGTCGCCTGAAGCCACTGGCGAGTGAGTTCGAGCGTTGGGCGAAGAACCCGAACGGGTACCCGAACGGCGAGGAAGGCCTTTCGACTGCCGACCGCTACACGGCTATCTACTATCCGTGGGGTCTTGGGCGAAACGTGGATGGTGCCGAGGTCATGATCCCGCCGTCTACGCTGGCGCTGTGCACCTATGCGTACAACGACAGCGTCGCGTATCCCTGGTTCGCCCCGGCAGGTTTCCGTCGCGGCGTCGTTACGGCGGCCACCACGGTCGGCTACCTCACTGACGAGGGCGAGTTCCGTCCGGTTCTGCTCAACCAGGGTCAGCGCGACGTGCTCTACCTGAACAAGATCAACCCGATTGCATTCATCCCCAATCGCGGTCTGGTCATCTACGGTCAGAAGACACTCTCACCGCTGGACTCTGCTCTGGATCGCGTGAACGTCGCGCGTCTGATGAATTATCTGAGGTATAACCTCGACAATATCGTCAAGCCGTTCCTGTTCGAGCAGAATGACCAGCAAACCCGCGACGCGGCTCGTCTCACCGTCGAACGCTTCCTTGCGGGTCTCATGACGCTGCGCGCTATTGAGGACGCTGCCGTTCTTTGCGACGAGACGAACAACACACCGGAGCGTCGTGACCGGAACGAGCTGTGGATCGACATCGCGATCAAGCCGGTCCGTGCCATTGAATTCATCTACATTCCGGTTCGCGTTCGCAACTCCGCAGACTCGCTCCTCTTCGCCTCTGGCGAATGATGAAAATAGGTGGCCGTCGAACTCAGCCATTCACTGATATGTGGAGCAGGAGCCTGCTCCACATATCAGGTGCTGAGTTCAAAGCTATGAGCTCAGTTATCTAGGCCTTCGAGCCAGACGGCTTATTGTCCGCCCGAGCATCGATCAAAACGACATCCCTATGCCCAACCAAATTCAGTTTCTTTAGAATCGCATCAACGCGCTTCTTCTCTTCATCACTGAAGTATATGATGACTTTAATGCCATGCTTGGCATCACTTGCCGCCTGATAGATGCCCAACTGTTTTAGCAAGTTCCTTTCAAGGGATGTGTTCTTGGCCAGTTTCATTTCGACAAGGGTCTTATCGAGGGCACCCCGCGAAATCTTAAAGTCAACTGGTCCACGCCCATCATTAGCTTCCGTGCCGACGTCTGAAGGAGAGCCAAACCACACGAGCCTTGTAAGTACGTGCAGATCACTCTCTCGATGAATTGGTTTGCCATCGTGCCAGAAAAATCGATGCCCCCTTTGGTTTCAATGACATCCTTCAGGTAGGCAATCCGGAGATGGGCTTCTTCGTATGTGCTCCCCGCAAGATTGTAGAAATTCGTTAGTTTCGCAAGTTCGCGCCGCAACTCACGGAGCTGATCCTCAAATATAGTTTGTGTTTCGCGCACTCGATCAGCGCTTATAACTATTGCTTTGTCGCCGTTGTTTTCCTTGTGCCGGATATAGTAATCGACCAGCATGGGAAACTTGATGAATGTCTTAATTGCAGCCTGTTTCCTCTCAGCCTGAGTGGGCTCTTTCCCGTCCTTTACGTCCTTGCGAAGCTGATCTTCGAAGTATGCGAACACCTGTCCACGAAGCTCACTATCTGGGATAGCTTTTGGAATGCTATCGAAGTCGCGGACCATGTAAGTCTTGTTGATCCAGTTTTCGTCGCGCGTCAAAATGTCTTTAGGGGGTCAGAAGGACATAATCACGGTCCTCCTCAAGCCATGGCAGTTCATATTGACGGCGCTGCCAGGACGTAGTCTGATAGTCGAATACTGCTTTCTCAACCCAGACCACTTTTCGCAGATGGCGTGCTATATTCTTACGCGCAAATTCTTGAGTGTATTCACAAAGGTAGTGCTTGATAAGGTTTGTGGTAAAATCGCTAATGTTATCCCTACCAACTCGGTCATCAACCAGGCAGACCTTTTCAATGTGGCTGCCCTTGGTAATTTGTTCACTACCAAAGTCGGAAAATAAAACTTTGAGATTCTTAATCAGAGAGTCGGCAAAATCTTTACCTAGCCCAGTACCGCCGTTTCCCACTTTGGAAAATCCGAGCCAGTTCTGGCGAACCTCCGGAAAGAAAAACCACGCCTTCTTCAGATCGCTGTTGATTTTACCAGAAACAACGCGGTCTCTTAGAAACATTACGTATCTTAGAATGTCTTGATGGAGTTTCTGATACTGCGGGTTTTGACTATGAAATAGAAGGAATGGATCGATGAAGAGGGGGAGGTCGTTGATTAGGGAGATGTTGAAGGCTCCATATTTGTCAACTGCTTCACGCGAGACATTAAAGTACTCGTTGAAGTACGTAGCCATTCGATACCTCCATTCCTAATGGGAAATGGTGTTACCGCTGAATTCAAGTCTCCAGATCGGATGGTACGGCGACAGAAGAGTTGCTCTCTTCATTTGCAATGCCTGTAGAAGTACTTCAGTGCGACAGCGCGACTCTCCCAATAGTCGTCTATCCAAACCCGCATCTCGCCACGTCCATCTATATAAATTGTATGGAATCCATATGTAGACAGGTTTCCGTATACCCCGTCTCCCTCCCAGATCGAATTAACGCCTCCGTACCATTCGGCCAAAGTGTAGCCACGAGAAGTCTCGATTACGAAGTGGTCACAAGACGGGGTGTCCTCCAGGACGACCACTCCGCTTTCCGCAAACCCGTTCGAAATGAGTACGAAAACGAGAGCCGTTGCCCCAACTGCACGACAGAACATGCGCCATTCCCCAATACCCTAGGACATATTAAAGGTCAGAGGTGTCGTGTGGCAATTGGACGAAGTAACTTACATCCTCGAACCGGACCGCGTCCCTTTGCCAGACATGGCCGCATCCCGTCTGCCCATTTCGCCGTGCCATTGGGGTGTGCTTCGTTGCTCGCGGCCATCGGTCCGCCGTTTGTGCCGTTCGACGCTCGAACCATCACATCCGCCAGACGTTCCGCGATACAGCGTTTGCGAAGCTCAGTGAGAGCCTTCCGATACCACGGGAGAGGGACGTGGGCCGACGCAATCTCTTCATCGGTCAGTGCCTCCACTCGTTTGACCAAAGCTGCAACCTCGGACTTTCTCCCGGCCTCATAAAGCAATAGCGAAATAATGTCGCTGTCGTGCATGTCGCATCCAGCTGTAAAAACGTAAATTTCAGGCGGGACGGTCTCTATTTAATATCGCATAAACACCGCAGTTAATGGGCAGGCATAAATATTTGAAACAAGAACAATCCCAATGGGGAGGAATACTTAATGTCAACGTTGCAGAATTTTGGCGTTCCGCTTGGAAGTGGCGCTGGTCGCGGCGGCATCCTTCAGCCGAAGCCGAAGCATCGCTTCCGCGTTCGCGTCATCAATTTCGGCCCAATTTCTGGTGGTCTTGAGTTGACCCAGCAGGTTGTCAGCGTTTCACGACCGTCAATCTCTTACAGCGCGGTTGAAGTCCACAGCTACCACTCCGTCGCTTACTATGCCGGTAAGCACAACTGGGACGCGGTTGAACTAACAGTCCGTGATGATGTGACCAACTCTGTCGCCAGACTTGTTGGCCACCAGTCGCAGAAGCAGCTCAACCACTTCCAGCAGACGAACTCACTCGCTGGCTCGAATTACAAGTTCGAGATGTATATCGAGACGCTGGACGGTGGAGACGATACGGTTCTGGAACGTTGGGAACTCGAAGGGTGCTTCCTCGAAAACATCAACTACGATGGCTTCGACTACTCGACTGCGGAACCCATGACCATCTCCATGTCGATCCGCTACGACAACGCCACCCAGACCGAGGGTCTCATGCCGATCACGCCGGAACTCAAGTCCGGCCCCCAGATTTAAGATATGGATAGGGTCTTTCGGTCCCCCAGACAGGCTAGTGCAGTCTTTAGCCTCGGCGGTAAATCTCCGCCGAGGCAGAAGCACCTTTTCATCGTGAATTTCCGTAGGGCAGGGGGTGGCGCAGGCTCGCTCTGGCAGAAGGACTTGCCTTTTCTGGTTCGATCTGTCGAGCGTCCTAATGTAGATGTCAGAATTGAAGAGCTTCACCAGTACAACAAGAAGCGTCTCGTCCAAACAGGCTTCAAAATAACTCCTGTCCGCATCGAGTTTTATGATACCGCTGACTCCATGGCGAAGCGGATGTGGGCGGAATACGCGAGGTTTCATTTTGGTGATTTCCGCCACGCAGAGAACCTCTCCGATTTCAAGTACGATGTCATGACCGACGAGTTCATGGACAGCGGAGGAGGCTTCGGCTACGCGCCTATCACGTCGTCTGGAGTCGGAGCGACAGAGAACGAATTCAACAGTCACTTCTTTTTTGAAACTATCCAGATTTATGAGGTATTCGGAAACCAATACGTCCAGACTGATCTGATAAACCCACGTATCATGAGCTTCGTGTCGAGTGACCTCGATTATTCATCGGCCGAAGTGTCAACAGTCGGCGTGACCCTCGCGTGCGAAGCTATCATCTACGCCAATGACTCCATCCCGCAGCCATTGATGGCGAACGAATTCCTCCTCTCAGCCTTCCAGGATGTCACCAAGTTCAACGGCGATGTTATCGATGTCACCAGCGGTGCCGTCGTAGCGAACATCAGCAACGGAACTGGCACGGAAATGGCCGTGGCCCAAACCGTGCAGTGGACCAACCCTCAGGTCACCACTCCCGAACTGCGTACCTACAGCTCCAGTTCCTCCTCCTCGGGAGCGCTGGCTTCCTACGGCTCTTACAATTTTGGTTCGCTCGTATCCGGCTCGCACGCCAGCCAGAGCACCGCGAGCGACCTTTCTCTCGCCGCACTGAGCAATCCAGCGCTAGCGTCCGCACTCCGGCTGTCCAGAACGAGGCAGGCGGCCGCCGAGGCCACCTCTACGGTTCTCTCTGGCTCCCCCAGCACGCCGTCAGCGATATCTCAAGGCACATACGACATTGCCCGCTCGGCGGTCTCGTCCATCGGCTCGAACTACGGCCGGATCGACAGTCAGTACATGCAGGATGCAGTCGTCTTCGGCGTCATTTCGGCGGCGGAGGCGACTTCATCCAGCCCGAGGGAGCACGTCTTCAATCGCTCCCCCGGCGACGCTGGATCGCCCCCTGCCGTGCAGACGCGCCAGCCAGCAAGGTTCCGGGTCAAGCACCCTGAAGGAACGGCTCCGCTCGTCGCTGACGGCGGCTCCGACAGGGTCCAGAACGCCTGGTCTTCAACCGACGGTCAGGGCATCACCCTGACCAGGGAAACGTATGGAATCCTGAACGCTCAGAGAAGTCCCGCGAGCCAGATCGGCGTCAACGAAAACGTCAAGGGTACCAAAACGATATCGCTGAAGCCTAAATATCCGGGTAAACCGAAAAACAGCTGATATGGCCAAGACCGCGAAGGACGTTTTTACGCCGAAAAACCCGCAGAAATACATCGGCCGTAACCTCAACAACATCATCTTTCGCAGCTCGTGGGAGCTGGCCGCAATGCGTCTTTTCGACCGCCACCCGAACGTCCTCGGATGGAGTTCAGAGTGCGTCGATATCCCGTATATCAACCCTCTGACCAATCGCTCGACGATCTACAAACCCGACTTTCTCGTCATCTACATCGACAAAACCGGCAAGCAGCACATCGAAGTCATCGAGATAAAGCCGCTCAAGGAAATCCCCGGCTATCAGGAAATATCGGAAAGAACAGGTAAGCCCAAGAGACTGTCAGAGCAGACCCGCCTCACTCAGGTCATCAACGCCGCAAAATGGAAGGCGGCCGTAGCTTTCTGCGCCAAGAGAGGGTGGAAGTTCCGCGTCGCTACGGAAAAGACCCTATTCAATATGGGTAAATAGTTGCATGACAAAGTTTCTGGAAGATGCACTTGGTTTGCCTCACCTCGACGAGATGATGACGAATGACGAGGAAAATGCGGAGGAGATCACTCCCGAGACGAAAGCAATCGCTCCTCGAAACGATCTGCCGTATTCTGCCGAACTGGTGGAGGGGGCCGATCACGCTCGGAAAATGGACATGCTGTTCGACGAGACGATCAGGCACGCCCAGTCCATCATGGACCTCGGTTTCAACATGGACCCGGCTCGCGCCCCGCGCATGTTCGAGGTAGCTGCAAGCGTCTACAAGGTCGCGCTCGATGCCGCCAATGCGAAGCGAGAGGCCCAACTGAAGGCAATCAAGCTCATGCAAAACCAGATGAAAATTGATATGGCGCGGACGACCACTCCATCCGCGACATCAGACGAAGTCATCGATGCGTCAGCCGTTATCGTCGAGAACCGCAACGAACTTCTAAAGCGGCTGAAGAGCGACGACTAAACAATCTCTTGTTCGAATTTCTCCGCAATCCAGTAGGCCGAAAGTGTTTCCGCCTTGATGAATCCGGTGAGCTGGCCGGTCATTCCACCGTCCAGAAGGACCCGCTCCGTTGTCACGTCCTGGAAGACTCCTATGTCCATGAACGCACTTAGGAGTTGAACAGTTTCCCAAAACTTGTCCCTGGCGGTGGTCAGCTCCAGCTTCACTCGCCATCCCTTGAGATTCTCGCCGTCCTGCTTGCCGACAATGGTGAAGATTGGAGGTGAGTCAATGGACAGAAGAATTTGTTCAAGAAATTCATCAATTGACGAGGACTTGTCGTATACTTCAATCCAATAATTTGACGAAATCATTCAATACCTCGGCGGCAACCCCAAGCGACAAAGTCTCCGATTGTAGCTGCTCGACATAGATCCACACTGCTCGCGTCGCCCCGTCACCTGAACGTTGCAGTAAATTCTCACGTCACGTTCCCGGATGCTGGTGCAGTACGCCGCGTTGTTCCTCGTTGTAGCAAGACACAAGTAGCGGTCATTCCCGCTCACGGAAAAGCAGTTCGGGTTCGCGAGCGCAGGACCAGAAACGATCAACGCTATAAGCAAACCGACCAGACGCATTACTAACCTCCAGCACGAGAGAAATATAAAGCCAGGAGTCACAACGTCAAGCAATAAATACGATATAATCCGTCGAAGGTCCGTTATGAGAATCCAGAAATATCTCGCCGAAGTCGAAAAGAGCTATCACTACCGCATCAAGACCATCGTGCCGCTCGACGACGACAAGATGGGTCGCATCGAGCACGCGATCCTCAAATACAACCCACTCTCCCTCTCGCAGCCGAAGAAGACCATCATCCAGAAGAACCCGCTGGATTTCCCGTCCATCGTCGCATCCGAGGTTTACATCGTCGATGTTGAACTCGGCCTGCCCGCGTCCGCCT